GGAGTGTGACTGTACCTGTACCAGGAGAAGTACAAGTCTCTAGTACCCGATCTTTTAGAATTAATCCCATGACTTATCTTCCCATTTTTCTTTAGACCAGCTATAACCTTTGTGAGATTTGCGGGTAACATTAATGCATTTTATGATATTAGCGTGTTGAAAACCAGCTTCTTTTAAAGCCTTCTCACCAATAAGGCGGATTATTTCACCAGTCTTAATATTAGTGCCAACCCATACCCATTTGCGTTGTGCGGTGTTACCTGCAGCGTAGGTGTTGCCTATAGATCTTTCTCTAGCCGTTTGGCGTTGTTTTTCAGAAGCAGGTCTACCTACATTGTACTTATTGCCTTTATGAGTTTGACGAATTTTTTCTTTAAATTCTTCTGAGTGTTTTAACCCAGATGGAATACCTTTATTCCAAGGTATAGAACCTAATTTAGCTAGTCTATTTTTTTCTATTTGCTCTTGGGTATGTTTATATCCTGAAGTACCTTCACCACCCTCTGTTAAATTGGCTAGGTCATAGCCCATATCTTTAAAACAAGATATAAGCAACATTTCATGGTCAAGAGCCTCGGCTTCTGTTTTCCAATGGGCTAATATTTGTACAGTCGGTTGGCCATACTTTATGACAAATTTTTTCCATTTATCATTTCTGTATTTTAATTGATGTGCACGCTTCCCTTGACCTTTACCTATGTAGAATAAACGGCCTTGTGGGGTAGCGTGACTATAAGTATAAAACACAAAAATGCCTTATAAATCAAGGGCTAAGAAGTGGCCGTAGTACTGTACGTGCAGGTTACAGTGTCTCCAGCGGTTGTAGCTTTAGCAACAGAGAAGTTACCTTCTGAATACAAAGTACCACCAGTATTGCTTTGTGTGCTTGATGCACCAGAACCTAATACTAAGAAACAACCATAAACAGTACCACCAGCACCAGTAATAGTGTAAGTAATGCCAGTAGCAGTTGAAGAAGTTACGTTAGATGGTGTTGAGCCAGTAGAAGTAGAAGAAGCAAATACTGCTGTTCCACGAACCGCTGAACCACCTACTGTGTAGTTAGTGAACTCTTTACTTGGCACAATTGTGCTCATTACGTCTGTTGCAGCTGGGGTTAAGGTAGCATTAGTCAAACCAAGGTAAGGACCAGTAACACTGTAAGAGCTACCTTTTAACAAGGTATCGAGCATTAACTGTTTGCCTACGGCTACGACTAAATTAGGAAACTCTTCTGTCCATTTAAGGTTGCCTTGTGCGTCACGGCACTCAACATGCCAATGGCCTTCAACACCAAGAACTTCATTTGTTCCTGTGTTTGCTTGTAATGATGCTACAGCGTTGTCACCGCAGCTTGCTAATTCTTTTTGCATATTAATCTCCAGAACTAATGATGTTAGCGCTTGTATAGCTACTAATTGATAAAATAGCAGACGTACTAGTCGCTGCTGGGAACTGCACTGTAAAGCTACTATTACAGGTCTTGTCAGACCCAAAATTTAACACAAAACACGCTGCTTTTGTTGTGTAATTGTAAACCAAAGCACCCCTAGCAGTAAAGTTAGCTGGGTTCCAAACAGCGTTTGCAAATGATATATATGCAGTGTTGTACTGATTATCTATGGTTGGCGTAACTGTAATAGTTAGCGGTATTCCACCAGCCGTGTACCCCGTGCCAGTAACTTCATTAACTGTTGTATACGCAGTGGTTGTTTGATTTAAATTAGCGTTGGCATTATATAAAGCAATGTAGTAAGTGCCTGTGGTAAAGTTTTCTGCGCCATTTAGCAAATTCTGCATAAATGTGGTAGTTGCCCCTTGAACAATAGACATTAAACACCTGCCCTGCTAACGTTAATCTTAAGTTGCCCGTCTCTGTAGGCGTCACCACGTTCAAGGCCATCACCAAGACGGCGTAATTGGTCAAGAGCCTCTTGATATTTTTGCTCATAGTAGCCAACCATATCAGCCTCGCCCTTCATAAAGATCATGGCTTCACGCATAGCGCCATAGAACAATACTGGGTCATAGTTATCACCCAACCAGCTTTGACCATTAGTGTTTGTAATTGCCGCTACTGAAATAGAGAATCCAGAGCCAGAGTTACCGATAGAAGTATTAGGTACTGTTAGGATATCGCCAACGACATAAAATTGACCGCCAAAAGTAATATTGCAAGACACAATAGTTTGACCAATAATCACAATATCAGCAATTGCACCATTACCAGAACCACCAGACAAAGTAACATTTTGATACACGCCGTTGGTATATAGCGACCCACCATTTAAACTACCTGTACCAGTAATTTGACCCTGAATAATAGTCGGCGGATAGTAATAATAATGCATTTCTACGGTATAGTTTTGATCTGGAGATGGTCCAAGAATCAAAGACATCTCGTTAATATTGCCATATTGTGATCCAAATAGCGCATAATACTGCGGTAGTCCAGTGCTAGTTGGGGTTGGATAGGCCTCACGAATGTAGTTAACATCTTTATTTAGCAAATAGCTATATCTACCTGTTGAATCAACTATTGCCACAGAATAATTTGATAGCCAATCATTTGGTAAAGATAAGTATTTATTATTAGCTGTTGCTGTGCCCGTTACATTTTTACGTAAAGCAGGTATTTGAACTGAGTTATATATACGAGTTTCAGCTTCCTGTACAAATACAGGAATATTAGCTACGAACAACTGTTCAGTGTTCTCGGCATAGGCTTGAATATTGTTATATAACTGGGCGTAATTCATACTTACTCTGCTTTAGGCTCTTCAGTTTGTGGCTCTTCTTTAGGAAGCTGTGTTGTTACTTGCGCACGTATTTTCATTAGTAACGAAAAAGCACCGGACTTAGTTGGTAATTCACCAAGTCCAGCTAATATGCCTTCTACTTCATTTAATGTTAAATCTAATTTAATTGGTAATTGTGGGTCCATTATCCTTGCTTTCCGCTGATTTTACGGCCTTTAGTTGCTGCACCGTAACCACGCATTTCTTTAACACCATATGGGTTATCTTGCTTGTAGCCTTTAGTATTATTACCTAAACTAATTTCAAGATCATTCAAGCTATTACCTTGGCTATGCACTTCACCTTGTGGGTTAGGGTTTTGCATTGGTTGCTTATAAACACCAATATCATTACCGCCACCGGCTGGATATACAAACCCAGTATATGCGCTAGCTTGTTTATTTTCTTTAGCGTGGCCCAATGGATATGGGTCAGTACCTGTTGCTTTAACAGTTTTGTTAGTAGCCATGATTACTCCTGATTTTTAGCACGAGCTAAGTTACGACCCATAGCTTTCATCATTTTTCCAAGCTTTTGTGGGCCATGTTTTGGGCCTTTTTCAACTCCCATTATTTTGCCATCATCGCCTAAATTTTTACCTTTTGTGCGACCAGTCTTAGTGACTCCGTCGGCTGCGCTTCTATATCCCATAATAAACTCCTAAGTTGTTGATACTGTTACTGTACCGATAGTTATAACCGGAATCAAGCTATTTGGTGTTAACGCCCGGTCAAAATAATTCGCTCCACCAACTGGGTTCCAAGCCCATTGAAACTGCCTACTACCATCGGTTGGATAACCAAAATCATCTACATTATTAACGTTTGAATCATATGGATTAGTCTTTAAACCGGTTTGCCCACCCATGTAATAACTTATATCCGGTCTTGGCTCATGCACTGCTTGTGGGTCATTAACTGGATATAGGCCTAATTGTAACTGAGGATGGTCAGGATCCCAACAAGGTTTACAAACTTTTATCTTATATGGGTGTGTCTTAATTATCTCAGTTCTTAGTTCATGAAGCTTATAGCGTTGTGCGCATCTATCGCACTCTGCAATTGCCCATTTACCAGAAGCGTATTTAGTCGGCATTATCTATAGTAAAACAAGTTACGTGGCACAACTCGCAAAGACGCTTTTTCACGGTCTTCTTCAGAAGCTAGCGTCCATTGTTGTTCATAGTCGGCTTTAAGGCCAGCAATACGCATTGGGTCTGTGCCCTGTATCTTCATACTCAAATAGTACGCAAGGCCAGCTACCATGCAAGGAATAAACCGGAAAGGGATGTCCTCAGTTGTTGTACCATCACCAGCATCTTGCAAACGACGCATACGATAGTAAACAAAAGTGTACTGATTACCAGGCGCATTAGGGGTAGGCCATACGTTAATACAAGGCAAATTATTTACATAAACAGATGCGCCAGCATTATGGTTAGCTGCAGTAGTTCCATTTTGGCCACGCCAAGCATTAATAATCTGATTGCCAACAATATTCTGATACCCGATAGTCTCGCTATCGATATTGATAAACCCCTGGGTAGGTAATCCAGAAGCATCAGTTAAGGTAATTGTTGTATCTGTAGAAACGATTGGGTAGCCTGCAGCTACGGTAGTTTGTGGTATAGAAGCAATGTTGCCCGATTGACGGTTTACATAAAACTGAATTGGTCGGCCATACGCATTTTTAGTTGGAATCGACAAATATGTAGACTCACTAATGCGGTTAATATTGATATCTTGTTGATTTTGGTTTTGGCCGTTGTATTGGCGAGTTGCCGCATCCATGATATCAATCGTATCTAAAGGCAACGGATAAATAGCTTGTCCAGTATTTAAAATAATTTGATTTTGCTCAACTGTCCAAAGGTTAATACCACGATTTGCCCATTCAATGGTGAGCAAGTTCATACTACGGCGTGCAGTACGGAAGTCATAACCAGAACGAAGTTGAGAACCACAACGCTCAAACGCCTCTTCAACGAGGTCATTCATATTTAAATTAAACGCTGTGGTACCGGAAGTAGCCATTATTTATTTTCTTTCAATCTCAACGCCAATACGCAGTATAAGTAAATCAACGATTAAAACCCACGCTTCTTCATAATCATCTATTACTTCAATACCTAG